CTAGACAGGGATGAAGATGTCTTGCGCTATCAGGGTCTGGCATTTAGCTGGATAGGCTTTGACGAGTTGACACAATGGGCCACACCGTATGCATGGAATTACATGCGGTCACGTCTACGGTCCACTGCAAGCGACTTGCCAATTTTTATGAGGGCTACGACCAACCCCGGCGGCAGAGGTCATCACTGGGTTAAGAAAATGTTTATTGACCCTTCGCCATACGACAGAGCCTTTGATGCAACCGATATTGAAACAACCGAAGTCCTACGGTATCCAGCAGGACATAGCAAGGCAGGAAAGCCTTTATTTAAAAGAAGATTTATACCCGCAAGACTTTCTGATAACCCATACCTTGCGCAAGCAGGTGATTACGAAGCCATGCTACTCTCTCTCCCAGAGCAACAAAGAAGACAACTTCTTGAAGGTGACTGGGACATTAAAGAAGGTGCTGCCTTCACTGAGTTTGATAGGCGTGTTCATGTTGTTGAGCCTTATCGTATTCCTAATAATTGGGTTAAGTTTCGTGCCTGCGATTATGGCTACGGTAGTTTTAGCGGTGTGTTGTGGTTTGCCGTTGCGCCTGATGAGCAACTTGTGGTATATAGAGAACTCTACGTTTCTAAAGTCCTTGCCACAGACTTGGCAGATATGATTCTGGATTTGGAAGCGGAAGATGGTAATATTAAGTACGGTGTTCTGGATAGCTCTTTGTGGCATAAACGTGGCGATACTGGTCCTTCTTTGGCAGAACAAATGATTAGTAGAGGTTGTCGTTGGCGTCCCTCAGATAGAAGTAGAGGTAGTCGCGTAGCGGGTAAAAACGAAATACACCGTAGACTACAGGTAGATGAATTTACAGAGGAGCCTAGACTTGTTTTCTTTGATACTTGCACACATGTCCTGTCCCAACTTCCCGCCATACCGCTTGACAAGAAAAACCCGGAAGACGTGGATACAAAAAGTGAAGACCATTTGTATGATGCACTAAGATATGGTATAATGTCTAGACCAAGATTTAGTATATTTGATTACGACCCAATGGGTAGACCCGGTGGCGGTATGCAGGTAGCTGACGCGACCTTTGGATACTAAGGAAAAGCAATATGGCTGAAGAAGAAATTATGATTGAAGATGATGCTATCGCTTTAGAAGATACAGACGATACATCTCAAACAGATACGGACGTAACAAATATAATTCCTTTTGTTATGGATAGATATAAGCGTTCTGAAGATTATAGATATCAGGATGAAGAGCGTTGGTTACGTGCGTATCGTAACTATCGTGGTTTATATGGTCCCGATGTACAGTTTACAGAAGCAGAAAAATCTCGCATTTTTATTAAAGTAACAAAAACTAAGACGCTGGCAGCATATGGACAGATTGTGGATGTTCTATTTGCTAACCAGCGTTTTCCTCTATCCATAGAACCAACAGAACTTCCAGAGGGGGTAGTGGCTGATGTACACTTCGACCCTAAAGAGCCAGAGCAGCTTCGTGGAGAAACTTCACTATCAAGTCCTTACGGTTTTACAGGTGACGGTATGGACTTTCCAGCAGGGGCTACAGAAAAGTCTTTGCAAGAAAAGCTGGGTGTATTAGAAGGAAAACTAGAACCTGTAGCGGATAAATTAAAAGAGGGACCGGGCAAAACACCAACTGCCATAGCTTTCAGTCCTGCCATGATAGCTGCAAAAAAGATGCAAAAGAAAATACACGATCAGCTAGAAGAGTCCGGTGCAACTAAACATCTTCGCAGTGCAGCATTTGAGATGGCACTTTTTGGCACAGGCGTAATGAAGGGTCCGTTTGCTGTTGACAAAGAATATCCTAACTGGGGGGATGACGGTAATTACGATCCGCTTTTTAAAACAATACCGCAAGTGAATCACGTATCTGTGTGGAACTTCTACCCAGATCCCGACGCTAACAATATGGATGAGTCACAGTTTGTTATCGAACGTCATAAGATGTCTCGCACACAACTTCGTAATTTAAAGAAGCGTCCATATTTTAGAAGTGGGGTTATTGATGAAGTCATCCAAATGGGTGAGAACTATACTAAAAAGTATTGGGAAGAAGATCTTACAGATTATGCGCCAGAGCATGGCATTGACAGATTTGAAGTTCTTGAATACTGGGGTATGGTAGATGTAGAGCTTCTGCAAGATCAAGATGTAGATATACCAAAAGAATTAGAAGAGTTTGATGAATTACAGGCCAACATTTGGATTTGTAACAACAGGCTTTTACGAATGGTGCTTAATCCATTTAAGCCAGCAAAGATACCTTATTCTGCTGCGCCGTACGAGTTGAATCCTTATTCTTTCTTTGGCGTTGGCATAGCAGAGAACATGGATGACACGCAGACGCTAATGAATGGCTTTATGCGCATGGCTGTTGACAACGCCGTGTTATCCGGCAACTTGATTGTAGAGGTAGATGAAACTAATCTAGTGCCGGGTCAAGACCTATCATTGTATCCGGGTAAGATATTCCGTAGACAAGGTGGGGCACCGGGGCAGGCTATCTTTGGTACAAAGTTCCCGAATGTCGCGCAAGAGAACATGATGCTGTTTGACAAGGCACGAGTGCTGGCAGATGAAAGCACAGGCTTCCCATCATTTGCTCACGGACAGACGGGTGTATCTGGTGTTGGTAGAACTGCCTCTGGTATATCTATGCTTATGAATGCCGCTGCTGGTGGTACAAAAACAGTTATAAAGAATGTAGATGATTATCTGCTACGTCCTCTGGGTGAAGGGCTGTTTCGATTTAATATGCAGTTCGACTTTGATCCTGAGATAAAGGGTGACTTAGAAGTTAAGGCACGTGGCACAGAAAGTCTAATGGCTAACGAAGTGCGTAGTCAACGACTGATGCAGTTCTTGCAGATAGCAAGTAATCCTGCATTGGCACCTTTTGCTAAATTCCAATATGTAATTCGTGAGATTGCAAAGTCAATGGATTTAGACCCCGACAAAGTTACCAACAATATGGATGAAGCTGCACTGCAAGCAGAAATTATGAAGGGCTTCCAAGCTCCTATGCAACCGGAGCAAGGTGGTATAACACCACCGCCGGGGGCTGACGCTATGGACCCAACAGGTGCAGGTGGCGGTAACATAGGTGTAGGACAAGTTCCTGTACCGGGCGAACAAGGATTTGCAGCAAATGAACAACCACAAGGAACTCCTCCTCAAGCTGAAGCCGCTGGTCAGCAACAGCCGCCAGTGGGACAACTTCAGTAAGTATATAGACGCTTTAATAGAACAACAACATCGTACATTAGAGCAAGGCGATAATACTATTTTAATGCATCGTGCGCAAGGAGCGATAGCGGTGCTTAGAAACATTAAAAGTTTAAGAGACGCAGTGAATGGTCAATAATCCTCAAAGAAGAACTAAGGGTGCAGAAAGACAAATACAAGAAGGTAGTGTGCCTTTAAAACAAATGGCTCAATTTGGTTTAGAGTCTTTGCCGGGGGTGGGTGAAGCTATTATCGCTAAAGATATAGCACAAGATGTAAAGGATGAACAGTATCTAAGTGCGGGTTTAAATACATTAGCTTTGGGTGTCGGTGCTATACCCGGTGCGGGAGATATTCTTAACAGACCTATTCGTGCTGCCGCAAAAAAGTTTCGTAAAGCTGATATAAAAGAAGCAGAAAAATTAGTAGACAATCCCGATAAATTAAAAGAGTGGCAAGAAGCTAATACGCTACCTGAATCTCAAAGACAAAAAAACATACCTGAATCACAACAAGCTGCAGAAGATTTATTTCAAGGAAACATAAAATCAAAAGAAGCACGTAAGCGTATTAAGGAAGTTTTTCCAGAACCAAAATTATACACTGCAGAAGATATGCCAGAAATGCCTACAGTAACAGATGTTGTAGGCTCTATGGGAAAAAAAGCAGAAAAGGGTATACTAGGTGTAAAGGGATTTGATTTAGAGCCGGGTCAACGTGTAGGTGCTAGATTAGACATACCAGCATATAATAATTACGATAAATGGGTTGTATCTATACACGATGGCAAAATTAGAAATGGTTCAGTTGTTGGTTACGGGCAAGCTATTAGATTAAAGAATATTGAATTTGGTTCAGACCCAGAGGTCGCATTAGATATTGCAAAAGGAAAAAGAGTAGCAAAAAAATCAGGTGAAGAAAAACCAATGGGCAAAGCTACAATTGCTCGTGTGTTTGGTGACTACGTACCAGAAGACCCCTATGAGTTGCAAGAGTTTGCCAAAAAAGTTTTAGCAGACAAAGACTCTGGATGGACACAAGTTGGTATGAACCCATATAGGGGCAGTTATTTTTATAGCAAAGAAACAGGAAAAGTTGTTACACGTGCAGATGAAGTAATTCAAGTTGGTCCACTGGTGCTTGCGAAAAATGTGACAGAACCAAAGTTATCAGAACTAAAAGAATTGTTTAGTCAAAAAAAAGCCAGAACAAAAGATGGCAAACTTAGAATTTTTAACGAAGGTGGTCTATCTACAGATTATGAAGATAGAATTATATCTGAAGAAGTTCGCCGTAAAATGGATGATGCGGTAGCAAAAGCAGAGGCAGAAGGCATTGAGGTAGAATCTGAATACTACACAGGTAGTGATTTAGATAAAATGAAAGAGATTGCTAGACTAAATGATATAGGGGTTATAACTGGTCCTTTTGCTGATTATGGACGTGGTGTAAATGTTCCTCGCACACCTACTTTGTTTAACTTGTTTGCTATGGAAGAAGAGCTTTCTCATAATAGACAACCAGAAGACCCTGATCCCAAAAAAGGAAGTAGACCCAGATTTAAGGCGGGGCCAGCAAATCGTCTACTAAACCTTAAAGGTATGTACGATGAGGAAGTAAGGGCAAAGGATGAGGCGTTAGAAAAAACAGGTGGACTTTTACCAAAAGGAAAACGCACAGCAGAATTGACCAGACGATCTTATGCTGAAATGTTTAAAAATGGCATAAACAGATATGTTGAAGAAACAGGTGATACAGAAACTGTAAGAGAAATATTTAAACAATATCCTGAATTAAGAAATGTAGAAGAAGTTAAATACCCTAAAGAGGGTGTACCGTTTAAACAAGGTGGAGCAGTACCAATGAATACTATGACAAGACAGATGGAACTCTTTGATGAGGGTGGCCTGATGGATGAGGGCGGCACAGTAGACCCTGTGTCTGGTAATGAAGTACCGCCGGGTTCAACACAAGAAGAAGTACGTGATGATGTACCCGCCCAACTCAGTGAGGGTGAGTTTGTTTTTCCTGCAGACGTGGTACGTTACATTGGTCTTGAAACACTTATGCGTATGCGCCAAGAAGCCAAGATGGGTCTAGCTCAGATGGAAGCTATGGGTCAGATGGGTAACAGTGAAGAGGCCACTATACCAGATGACTTGCCGTTTGATATGTATGACCTTGAGGTAGAAGATGATGGATTA